ATAATATAGATAATTAATGTGGTAAATCAAAGTAATTAGTTAAGTTTTTTGTTTTTATTTTAAATTCATGTTATAATATTGTTTCATAATTCTTTTAATATAAAAAGGATTGACTTTAGAATCCGTATCCATCATAATTGCATATGCAACACCAGCTGCTGAAAATGTCTGGGGTGAGTCTTCTAAATAACTTTTATATATGTATTCTGCAAATCGTTTATCAGATTCTTCGTTTTCTGCAAGTAAGTTTTTTAATCTAATCATTACAATCCTTTTACTTTAATAAATATTAATTCCAAGTAAATTTCTTAAAGAACGTTAATTCAATAACTCGGAAACCAGCATCATCAGTTAAGATAAATGAGTTCTGATAATTACTCCAATCTAATTGATATGTTTTATCTAATACTCCATTGTTCACTGCACGAATAATTTCATTAAGTGCATTAACTGTATACAATGTATTAGTTTCTTTTTTGCGGTGAATGCTGATTGTATTTTGACCTCTTTGAGTTGTAGCATCAGCATTATATGTACAATATAAATTGTCTGCAGCTTCTGCGTTAGCAAATACAAATATTCTACGTTCTGGGATGATGTAACTTTGCTGTATGTATTCTGTTACTATATTTAAATCTGATCTATGTGCGAAGGTGCAAAGTAATTGTGTTTTCAATATTGTTCCTCAATGGATTCATTAGTTTCTTCAGATGGCGTTATATCTTTTTCTATAATACGTATCTTACCAGCGTCGGTTGCTGCGTAGCGTAAATCTTGCGTTACATTAATTCGATCTCTTCGGAAAACTATAAATGTAACATCGTTGATAATAGCTTTTACGGCTACGTCCATATCACGATCTAGATCTAATGGATTTCTAACATATTTTAATCGACGCAATTCTGTATTTACATATGTTAGATTTTGACTTTCATTTCGTATAGGACGAACTACAAATGCTTCTCCAGATGCATCTTCTATAGGTTCAATTGACATTTCAAGCGGAACTGCATTTGGCCCTCTTAAAATTACATTCGTATAACCTTTAATTTCGGATTGTAATTTATTTGCTTCTCGATAAAACATATCTAAATATTGTTTATCTTTCATCCCAAGATTACCGGCTAAAATAACATCTCTTCGACTTTCTAAATATCGTATTGCTTCTAATAATGGTTCCGGTAATAATTTATCTAAATCAAATTTTGGACTATCAATACCACGTAATTGTGATAATCGTTGAAATGTCATTGTAATCTCATCCCAAAATCTAAATCTAGTTACAGTTCCTTTTGTTCCTAAACGAATTGATGCATTTGGTTTATCTGGATTACTATAATCTTTTATTTCATATTTTGCACCATTAACATTTAAATCATATGATACATTCCCACCTTGTATAAATGAATCTCGAATAAGTGCAGCTAAAAGTATTTCGCCTTTCCCTAATCCAGCTTTATGTAATTGAAATAAATCGCCGTATATTCCTGATTTAAAATTAAATGAATTTAATAATTGTTCAGTAACTTCAGTTTCAGAATATAATATATTAGCAAAGCGTTGAGCTTGTTCGTAAGATACATTATTTAAAAATTTTAATGTGGGCATTTCAGCTTCAACTGGTAATAAACTTAAGAATTTTACTAAATCATCTGTTTTATTAACTTCTTGTACAGCTTTCGTTAAAAATTGATTTTCTATAGAATCTAATTTAACTGATTCTGTAATACGATCTTTAACAGTGCCTTTTGCTCGTTCTACAATTTGCCGAGCGTGCTCTGGTGTAACTTTTGCAGTTTCTATTAGTACGTGATACAGTACTTCGTAATCCTTAGCACTAGTTGGATAACCTTTAGGTAATCGAAAACACCACTCTGTTAAAATTAAATCAATGTTCATAAAGAAATAGTTTTTATTTTATCATAAATATCGCCCACTTTCACTTTTACTGGAAAACGGCCTTGTTCTAATACTGCTTTGATATCAGGTAACAATTCTTTTGCTTCAGTTACTGGCACATCAAACAATACTGAATCATATGTATAAAGTATCATAACTGTTTCGCGGTCTTTTAATATATCTTGTACTTGTTGTAATTTTTGTACGGATACTTCTGTTTCTGTTGCTTGCAAATAGTAATTAAACAATTTATTTGCTGTCATATTTTTTACCATATCCTTGGTAATAGGTCGTTTTAATATGGGTGTTTCTATACGCCCTTTTGCTTTCCATTTTGCCCAAAGATCATATACAAATGCATTTACCTTTTGAAAGAACGGAATTGATAAAAATTCTGAATCAATGCCTCCATATAACAATCGGAATGTTATTTGTTTGCTTTCATCTCGTTGCTCATCTGTTAATTCATCAGTGCCGAAATAGAATCTACCTAAATAATCATGTATAGATGATACAGGTAAATCATATCCAATTAATCGTGCAATCAATCTAACGTGATATGAATCAAAATCCATTTCAACTAATGCTCCATTTTCAAATCTACTACAAAATGCTGCTCTTGTACCATCTTCTTTATTCATTGCAGCAAAGTTGAATCCGCGATATGCATTACTAGGGCGGCCTGTCATTGTATGATAATTATACTGCGAATACACTCGACCATCTTTAATCAATTCGGGCATTTTAAAATCTTCTGTCACCTGCAGGCCTGATTGTTCAATTGTTGCAAATACTTGTGGATATAATGCATTAAATTTTAAATATGATTCCGACATTTCTGCATTTATACACATTGGCCAAGCATAGTGTCGAATCTTTTGACACATTGCTAAATGTTGTTGCAATGGCACAATTGCATTAACTGTTTCTAATGAAGAATGTCGTCTCCAAAAAAATTGATGTGCTGGCATAAAATAATGAGATTCATCATAAGATTCTCCATATGTATACCACCACAATGTTTTAACATCCCATACAGCACCATTACCACCTATTTGAAGCCATTGCTTCTTGTCGTGAACAAAGATATTCTCCAACTGCATAAAAGCACTTACAAGTTCAGGAAACCCTTGTACTTGTTCAGTATGACGAATTGGTACTATGCGTTCAACATCATCTTCCGTATAAACATATAATGCAACTAAGGGATTACATGATATGTGCACTGCAGGGCTGGCCAGTATAGGTACAATCAATGTTTTGCGATTTTCTATGCATCGCAATAATCCATGTACTTCATCGACACTATCCACTATCATTATGGATATAATATAAAAAATTTATCAGGAATCCAACCCGTTAATATCTACAGGTTTAATGTAAATTGAATCTGTATAATATTGTAATGGATCATTTAATACTAATTCGATACCCGGCATTGTATTTTTTGCTTGATGTGTTTGCTTAATGTTTTCTTGTTTAGCATCGTGTTCATCACCAGCAATTGTCCAAAACAATTCGACTGCATCATACATGTTACTATCAATTCGTTTTTGTTGCCAACGTTTGAATGTGTCTAAATCAATTTCATAGATACTAGATTCATTTATTTTTTTGATAAAATAGCGTGTTATGTACCCAAGTTGTATGTCTGATAAATTGATTTTAACTTGATATGGTACAAAATTTTCAAATTTAGTTTGAACTGCATTTAATTTTTTATAGATGTATGCAGCTGAATCAATTTTTTCATATGCTATTAGTTTTACGGAGAGATCTGGATTCCATTGTGGTTCGGTGTATGTTTCGCCCGTTGTATATTGATGATACATTCCAACATATTCAGTACCCGTTTCAGTCATCCACTCTGAACCAGTAGTGAACAAGTTATTAACTATTTCATCAATTAAGTAGTATGCTTTTTGTCTCATATCAATCTATCGCCGGTCTCATTATGCATCGTATTGTTGTTGTCCATACGCCGTCTGTTCCTACGGTATGTGTTACACTAACAATAGTAAATACTGCATTTCGTTTATATCTACTAGGTAATGCTTCAAATGTTAAAACATCGCCATATCTAAATCCATTAATACCATCAATAGTAAATTCAACATCGAACGGAATAACTGGTGCTGTTAATTGATTTGCTTCTTGTATGGTTGGTGTAGGATATTGAACATATTTTTGTACCGCATCGTGCAATGTTATTTGATCAATTGTATTAGATGGCATCCGTCCGAAATGTTTTAACGCTTCTTTATATTGCTTTAAAAACTTTCGGTGCGTGTCGAGATATGTTTTGGTAATTTTATCAAGATCTTCTTGTGTGATACCATTGCTTATAACTTCATGTGGTCCTGTTCTAGTAATAGTATTTGCAGTATACATGTATGCAACATATGGTGCAATATCTGATTCTGCAATTTCGCCTGGATCTTGATTGACTACATATGCTAAACTAGATGCATCGGATGGTAATTTTGCAGAAAATTTAAAATCGCGGACAACTGTTCCAAATTTATTATTTGCAAACATTGGTACCGAATATGGTGGAACTGGTTTATCTTTAAATTTAATTTTATTTGCATCATAAAATAACAAGAATTTTGGGTCTTGCGGATGTGTTATCAACTTTAAATCAATTGCATGACCTGTTGCTACATAAATTTCCATACTAATTGCAGCTAAAAACGAAGATACCGTAAATGAATCATCATCATTTAAACGCTTTGCAATTTCTTGTATGACTTCCATGTTAATCATTATCGCTGTTGGGCGTAAAATAGCTTGATCGGCAGCATCAGTACCTATCCATTCGGGAACTATTACGTCTCCTTTATTTAATACGTCGTTGAACCATTTTAATTCGCCATATTCAGCATTTGGTGTATAAATTCTATAAGGATCTGCTGAAACTAAATGTTCATAATAATTACTAACACATAAGTCATTTAATGCCGTACATATAACTGTAGCATCTGGTGCTACTTTTTTAGCTTTTGTTATAATAAATCGATTTATAAAATCAATTAACCAACTTAAAGTTATATATCTAACAAAATCAGCACCCGGAAATGGAGAACCCCATATTGCATACTGATCGGTCTGTTTTATTTCACTTATACCGTTATATTCTGCAGTATATCCTAGTTTTTCATTTGGAATTCTAGGTTTTCGGCCTTCTGTAAAATCAATTACATTTTGAATTTCTTCATCTAATTTTGCATAAAAACTTTCAAATCCTGTAATATTAATATTTGGATTTTCACTTATCGGCAGAGCAAGATTTGCAGTTTTATTTGTAAATGGATTAGATGCATTCGGACTAGTTAATGTAGTTTTATTTTTAAATTGATTTGGTTCAATACCAAGTAACTTTAATTTTAATTTATTTGATGTTTGTGTAGCATTTGTAGTATCACTATTAACAATCAATGAAATATCCGTATATATATTACTAGTCCCAGTTAAACTAATAGTAGCAGTTACGCTCATATCTGTTTGATAATCAAATGTAAATGATGTAATGATCCCATCAAATGTAACTGAATTCATTTTACCGTATTTACTTTGCAATTCATTAATATCCGAAATATTTGGATATAATTCATAAATTTTTGCTATTGATGGTAGTGTTTTCTCAGTAAGTTTGCCATCTGTTTCATCATTGCTTACGATTGCTGATTTAGGATGCTCTATAATAACAGTGCAAGCTCGACCAGGACGGAAATAAACTGATTCAATAAAATTTAAATCTCGTTCAGGATTTGGTATTACAATATTAATAGTAGCTGAATTCAACAATCCGTTACTATTATCACCAATTGATATGTCACATGATGTTATAAATGGCGGTGTCCTTCTAGATGAATTTATTCTAGGATCAACTACTCCTTGTTGAATCTTACCATCAACAATTTCATCTGTTCGTACATCATATTGTCGGTCTGTTAAAAAACCATTAAGGCCAGATGGTAAATATTCACCGTTCCTAACAATCATACCACCAAGTTTTGCAGTATCAATTGTTTGCGTACGTTCATTGTCAGTATATGGAGTTAATGAAACATTTGCAATTTTTTCTAACATGAAATTTAAATCGCGGGTAGTTCGATTGATGCGTCCTGTTGACGCTCGATAGTTTAATTCTGTTTGTAAATTTTTATCTACCTCTGAATAAAAAATATCACTCATTATCTGTTTCTATTTAAATTTGTAACAAAATCAGCTACATTATTTTTACTAGGTATACGCAACGTTGTATTTGCTGGCACGATGTATGAACCTTTACCCAAACCATTAGCAGCCGCAATGACCCACCACAATGTAACATCTTCATAAAATGTATATGCAAGTTTATCTAATCGATCCGGCGATGTTATAGTAATATTGATATCAGCATCAGTTGGTGGGAGTACTGGAAAAATGGTTACAGCTTTTTTTCGTTTGCCATTATTATCTTTTTCCGTAGGAGTTGAATTATATCTTGCCATAATTTAGTTTTCTGTATTATTTTGCACCATATCCGGATTAGGAATTGCATCACTTAACCAGTTATCATTTCCAGGTTTTGGTTGTGATACTTGATCAAACTGTTTAGCTAATGTATAGAATCTTCCACCTTTTTGCGGCAATTGATCCATGATTGGTGTTAGACCCATTGATACTGATACTTTATGTGGTAACTGCATCATTGTTGGATCAGCTTCTAAATTAATTTCCCAAGTAGTATCACTATCATGCAATGTATAAGTCAAACTACTGATAAATGCAGCTTGTTGTTTCCACAAATCTCCAATTGTAAAACGTAGCCATGGCGCTTTTAATGCAATAGATTCTTTATCATATTCAGGCGCAGTGTAACCTGCTAATGCATTTAATTTTCGCCATATAGGTTTGAGTTCGTCGCGGTCTGTTGCATATACGACGAAATCTAATTGGATGTCTCGAGTTACTTGAGTGTAATGATAATTTGGATCTGCTCTACCAATCATTTGTTGTGGTGTCCATGATGGTGAAAATGTATCACTTAAACTATTCATGATTGCACGGAATACAATAATATCATCTTCTAGATTATCTGCAGCACCTGCTTGTAATTTTGGACCTGTAAAATAAAATTCAATTAAATCTTGAGTGATGCCTAATTTATCTAATTTAGCGCCAACGACTGATCGTTTTGGTTTCCAACGATATGCATCTTGTAATGTACGTTTTCCGAAATCGATAACGTTAACTCGATCACCTCGAAATGCTGTTGCTAGAGCAATGGGATTCTTAGTTGGCACCCAACCGCCAATTGTTTTAACTTTTGTTTGTTTGTTTATTTCAATTTTTGTCGAATCCCATTGTGTTGCAACGTGACTTTCTGCTGTAAAATCATTGCGCAATGCATATGGATTACCATGGTCTCCCCAACCATAGCCAGTTTTTCCAACGCCATCTAAATTAAATACACTGTATGCTCCGATTGGCGATGCGGAAAGCGTTGCTAATGTTATAGCTTTCGTACTGCCACGTAATATTGCACTTGCACCATCTACGCGTACTTCTAATGGAGATCTAAACCCTTTTGTAGCTCTAAAATCCGGATATTCTACTCCTGGCAGTGATCGCATATTGCTAACATCGGCAACGGCGTATTTTGAATAAATTGAATAATTATTACTTGATTCTAATAAACTATTACCAATTTGAGTAACTTGCGGTATTCCTGATAATGATCCTAGTATATTAACACCCAAACCAGATAGTTGTTGTGAAACATTTCCTAATTGTATGTTTGTAGTTGTAGCAATTGCAGATTTCCATGTAGATGCACCGGGATATAATGTTTCAGTTCGTTTTGTATCTATGTTTGACACAAATCCTGATATGTTGATATTAATTGCCATTAAATTCCCTTCCTACCATTCATTTTAGTTGCTGCAAACAATGTATCAGTTTTAACTACTGCTTCTACTTTTACATGTTGCATCGCCATGGCAATTGCTGTAGCTAATTTATTATAATCGATGCTAGAGCCTCCGCCACCTGATATTGCACGTGCTAATTTTTTATTACCATCAACATTTGTACCAGCAATCATTGTTGAATCATTTACTTGCATAAATTTATCTGATGGGTGAAATTTAATAAGACCATCATTCATTACTAGTGCGTCTTGTTGCGAAACAGCTGTTGCAGTTTGTCCGCCGGTGCGCAAATTGAAAGTAACCATTTCAGTTAATGCATCTGTAGCTGCTCTAATTTTGTCTCCAAATATTGGTATTGCGCTTACTAAATTTGATATTGGTTTATTTAATTTACTAAATGTTTCGCCAAATATTGCTATTTTGCCAAATGCTGGCGCTAAATTATTAAATTGGTCGACCAATGGTCCAGCCTTGCCCATACCAGCCAATGTTTCAGTTCGAACCGTTCCTACCTTTATTCCTTGAGCTTCAATTGCTTTAATTGTTTGATCTTGTTTAGTCAACATACTCTGTTGGAATATTTCAGTTGTTGTACGAGTATCTGATGTAGCTATTAATTTATCAATCTCTGCCTGTTTATCTGTTTGACCTTCAAATTTCTTTCGCAATTTTTCAATTTCAGGTGCCATTTGATCTGCTGATAAATTCATTAAATTTTCGGCACCTAATTTGGTCATTAATTTTTGTTTTTGAATACTACGAGCTAATGTTGCTTCGTCAGTACCCATTAATTCTGCAGCCTTTCGTCGTGCATACAAATTCTTTTCAAGCATTGGTCCTTGTTCTTTAATGAATTGATTCATTAAATCTGCTTGTTTGTTTGCATCTCCTTGAATAGTTGCCATGCGATATGCATTAGTTAAACTTTTACCATCTTGTGTTAATAAACGTTTTCCTGATAAAAGTTGGTATTCTAATTCTGATCCAATTGATGATTCAATATTTAATAAATTTGTTCCTGCTGCATTTAGTTTCTCAATACTCATTCCTAAGGCTCTAGACTTTAAAACAGCTAATTCTAACGAACCCGGAATTCTACTATATTGCACTTGCATATCAGCTGTTAAATTACCAATATCTTCTGTTAATGATTTTTGTATTGATAATTGATCAATGCCCGTTGCTGCAGAAAATGATTCAGCTAATTTATTTTGAATAGCCAATGCTTCTATACCTGAATCTGCAACACTAGTAGCATAATATTCATAACCTTCTGCTGCTTGCTCTGTAATTTTTAAATTTTCGAGCATGTATTTTTGACCTTTAAGCAATGTTTTTTGAAAACTGTTAGCTTGGACTTTGGTAGATTGTATGAATCCGCTTGTCAAATCTTTTAAGTTTTCTGCATACTCAAATACCTTATCAGATCCGACGCCTAATTCAATAGCAACATTTCTTAATCGTTTTGCAAATGCTTGAGATGAAACGCTATTTAATCCAAATGATTTATTTAATTTGGAATTCTTTTCTTCTAAAAAAGTTATGTTTTTAACTACCTCTGTTAAACCAGATGCGTAATCTTCTTGTAACCCAATTACTTTACCCAATCCCATGGATAATTCATTGGTAGAAGTCATTAATGATTGCTGTACTGATGCATACTGATCAATTAATTTTGTAGCAGATGGTAAGCTTCTTGTTATACTTTCTAACATAGCTGCAAACTCTGCCTGTTTATCGCCAGGAGATGCACCTTGTTTCGGTTGCTGTTTTAACAAGCTCGTTATATTGTTTTGATTTTTCACATTACCTTAGTTAATTTATTATAAATATTTAATTAGGTAATTTCGTAATTTTTGATCGTGCCTCAAATTTATTTTTTAAACGTTCTGCAGCTTCTTGTTCATTAACCTGCATTTCATTGGTGCGTTTATTTAGTTTTGTTACCCAAAATCTACGAATATGAATTGGTAAATTGTATATAGTATCCCAATCCCAACGCCCTTCGCCAGCCCATAATAATTCAAATAGTTGATCGTGTAATTGTACTTGGTGTTCTGGTTTAAAACCAAAAAAGGTCTGATCCAATTTGAAACATTGCTTTGAAGGTGCCTCCATCTTCACCTTCTACTTCGACACTAAAATCAATGCCTGGTATATGTTCTGATAAATAGTTTCTAAAATTTCTTGCATCTAAAGCTAACATTTCATATTTTAAGTATTCTGAAATATAATTTTTATCTCGATTTTCATTAACTTGTTGAATTGATGCTAACATTAAATCTGATACTGCTCGTTCCGGATCAATATTTTTTGTTAATGCAAAAGTTAAAAATCTAAATTTCAATACATCATCTGTTGAAGTTCTATATTCAAATTCTCCATTTTCATCTGGTTGCAATGTAAATGGTCTAAAATTTAATTTGGATAAATCAATCTCTCGTTCAATTGTATTGTTAGTCTTAGGATCAGTTAATAGTACTGGATACATTTTACCATATCCATAAATTCTTGCAGATATCAATAAACCTTCTCGGTCTACCGGAGAAATGTCATCTACATGAACGCCGGGTGTAACAATCAATGATTCTAGCAATTTATCAAAAACAACTCCGGTCTTAAGATAATTTGAATTTGATAGAATATCTTCATCATATGCTGTCATATGTCGCATTTCAACTTTACCAGAACGCAACGGACTAGATTCAGGATAAATTAATCCTTTACTAGGCAACGTAATAACAACAGGCGGAACTTTTACTCGTTGTTGTTTTTCATAATTTTGTTGTGCTAATCTAACTAGATCTTGATTTTGCAATCTACTTGAAACGTTGTTACTCATAATATCCTTATAACTTTAATATAAATATGTGCGAACATAAAAAATGGGGGTGTTTAGCCCCCATTAACATAGCGTTTCTATTAGAAACTAAATAATGCCCAATCATAACGAAGTGTCATTTCAATGTTAACAACATCTTCAGAACTCCAATCCAATGTACCAAAATTTGTTTCTGTAATAAATGCATTTTTTAATGACCACTCTTCAATGATTTCGCCTAATGGTGAAAGTTGACGCAATTGAATATCTTTTTTATACATTGTAGAATATCCATCTCTACCTGTTACTGATTCATGATGTAAACGAACCCAATCCATAACAGACTGTGCGCCTGATGGAACAATTGCATCATATAATGTTACTGTAATAGAATTCCATACAGATTTTCCTTTTACGTAACGTTGAACATTGATATGATCTAATGTAATTTCACCATTTGATAAAGAAGGTTTTGCAGATGCTTTAATCAAGAAAGCAGGAATGCCTCCGATTTCCATAATAAATTGATGCTGTTTCTTCGGTTCCCAAGAATATGCAGCATCTTTGAAGTTTGCTTCAATACCATAATCTTCAAAATTTGAACCTGGATATACCGTATTTACGTTTTGTTCTAATGCCATTTCATTACCTTATTTTTAAATAAATATTGGCAACAGTAAAAAAGGTAGAACCGAAGTCCTACCTTTCTTAAAACTTTATATTCTACTATTCAGGGAAACTTGCTCCTGTTGGTTGAATATTGAAATCAAGAATAATAAATTCTGCTGTTCTTGTTGGTTGCAAAAAGATTTGACCATATAAAATGTTTTGATCAATTAAATCTGTTGTGTTATTTGATGCATCCATTACAACGCGGAATGCATATAAACCTTGTTGAGCTTTTACTTGTTCCATGTACGGATTAACAATGTTTAAGAATCTTGTACGTGTTGCATTTGTATTTTGTTCAAATACCAAATAACGAGTTGATGATGCAATAAATTTCTTAACCGCAATCAACAAACGACGCACATTTACGCGGTCTAATGCACTTGGTTTGGCTTGTAGTGTCTTTTGACCCCAAATTACTACTCCTTCGTTAGGGAAGTTCGCAATAGGATTAATACGCACTTCATACAATGAATCTCGATCTGATTGAGATAAGCGCTTATATGTATCAGAAACACTTGTTAAACCACCACGATTTAAACCAGCTGGTGCATACCATGGAGCTGAAATTTTATCATTAAATGCCAATACTCCTGGAACTACAACTGAAGGCGGTACCCAAGTTGGAACATTGTTTGCTGGATTAGTAATTCTTACCCAAGGCCAATATGTTGCAGTATAGCTACTATCAATTGTTGTTACTTGACTTGCTACTGTTGCAATTGTATCAGTCAATCTATTTGAATCCATTACATAGAATGTATCTTGACGATTTTCAACTAAATTGCGAGCCAACGTTGTTACTGCTGGGTGCAATGATTGAATGATACCCGGAGTAATCAACAAATTCATATCATAGTAATCAGTGTTACCTAACAATGTAAATGCTTTGTTGTATGCAACGGTACCGGTAGATGTTGAAGTTGAACAATCAAACCCAAATGTATTTCCTGCAGTAATATTTGAACCTGCATATTTAGGTAAGTTTGGACGAGCTCCATCAAAACCACCTTGGAATGGAACCATAAATTTACGTGTTGCTAATGCAACGTTTGTTGTAATGGTGCCGCCTGTTAATGCAGATTCAATTGATCCTGAATAAGCAGTTGCCAATGTTGGGAATGCAGCTTGTGCATCTTGACTAACATCTCCTAAATAGAAATCTGAATTGCTACCTGTAGTTGAACCCGATGTTGGAATTGGTGCTAAATAATTAATGTTGTTTTGTACTGTGTAATCAAATCCGTAATAATTATTTGCATTGAATATGTTTGAAACAACTTGCGATGTTGCATACGTTGCAGCTCTTAAATTCAATGATCCAGATGCCATTGGCATTGGCGAAGATGCAGCCCGGAATCCAAATGGTACCAATGTCTTATCATTGGCAGCAGTTTCAACTGCATCAGTTACTTCAACACGAATATATTTAGATGCATTTGGATAATCACCATTAACAATCAAATTGCCATTGTCATCAACTGTTTGGTAACGATCTCCAATCACTCTAGCAATATAGCGTGGTGAATTTGGATCTAAATTAACATTGGTAAATGATTCAACAATAGCAGGTGATGCATCTGTATCATTAGATGAATAAGGCGAACCAGGAATTCCTGGTGCTGGTGACAGTGTGTTTACTGTTCTTACTTCAACTGTAAATGTACCATAGCCGTTCGGATCTGAATTTTCAGATGCCAATCTAATATCACGAATACCTACTTTAACATCGTAGTTAACTGAGTTACCATGAGATAACGTATGGAATTTAAACAAGTTTTTAGTAACACTTCCAATTTTTTGTGAAGTAACCCATGGTGTTGCTGCAGTTTGGTAATCTTGCAAAAATTCAAAATTAGATAATATTGCTAATTCTGTTGTTACTTGTCCAATGTTTGCAAATGCTGATGCAGCATTATAATTTTCATATTCAACGTAAACTGGATAATCTAATGATTTTGGAGATGTTCCAAATACTTTACTTAAATATCTATTGCTTGTTTGAACAATTGATGCAGATACCGTAGCACCATTTCCTGCTAAAAATGCACTAAAGCCAGGTACTGTTGTATCAGTTGCAAATGAACCTGAAATTCTAAGTGCAAATGAACCAGAGCCAGCATCAAGTAATACAGATGTGCCAAATAAATTTGTTGCTGCATTATATGTTACTGGAAATGTTGGGTGTAAAACGTGTGTTACTATTTGAACGGCGCTAGCGCCTGATCCTGATTTTGCAAGAATTGCTAATGCACCGTTGGTTAATTTATAACCATCTTCATACAATAAACGTGTTACCGTAATTACATTTCCATTACGCAAATAGTCATTAACAACAAAAGGAACATATGAATCAGTTGTAAATGATCCAAATGTTTCAACGAATTGTCCAAATGATGTAATTTGCGTAGGAATAAGTGCAGGACCTTTTACTGTTGGTCCTACGATTGCTGCACCAATTTGTGCAACGCCACCAGCTAAAAACGATTGATCTACTTCGTTTGTAAATACGCCTGGTGAAACTATTCTTTCTGCCATTTAATACTCCTATGATTTTTTTATATAAATATGTGTTTATTCAGCCAAACCTGAATCAGGAGTAAATGTTCCGTCTGCAATATTGATCTGCCCTTCGCCATATCGTTCGCGCATTTTATCTAGAAGATCTGATTCTTGTTTTCTCAATGATTCAAATTGATCTAAATATTTGTCTTGTTCAGCATTCATTGCTTCCAATTGACGCGTTAACAAATGAAGTTCAATTGCAATATTACCAAGTGTGTTAGCATTTTTTGCAAATGTATCACGTAGGTTTTGAATTTCTTCTAGATGTTCTTTATCTAATTTTCGCGTCATGGTGATTATTCTACTGATGTAATTTCACCTGTTTCTGGATTGATGCTTGATTTGCCATATTTATCAAATACATCTTTAGTAAATGTTTGTTCTGCAGTTGCAAGTTCTGTTAAGAATGTTTTAGCTGCATCATGGCGCTGAGCTAATTGCAATTTCATCAATTCAATTTCTCCTAATTCAGCAATCAATGATTGTGTTTTAGTTTGAATTTCTTTTAATGTTGCTAATTCGTCTTCTGACAAAAATTTTGTTTCTTGTGACATGTTTTTCCTTTTTATAACTTATGTATTATTAATATAATTGATTTATTTGAAAAATCCAAATTTATTGCGTAATAATTGTTACGCCAATTTCTTCAGCAACGCATTCATTAACATATGCATTATCTTGTCCCCATGCAGCAAATTGCTCTTCAGTTAAAGTATAATTGCCTTGACGTAATTGTTTTCCGTCTTCAGTTAATAACTGATAGTATGTAGTTGCAGTCGTTGCATCAGTTGAAAAATTAAGTACTAATACAGTCATTCTAGTTGCTGTACCTTCATTAAGTGGGAAAACAATTGGTTCAATTGCTACTCCTTGTGGTGTTGTTGTTTGCATAATGCTTTCTTTTAAATGGTTGGTATTTCTACTATATCAAATGTTGATCCGGCGCTCATTGCTTCTAATGATCCCGTAATTTCATTTGTTGCATACATTAAAAATTTATTTACTACGTTGTTTGCTACATTGTCTACTGATGCAGCTGCATTTGAAACATAAAATGGTAAACATGCAATATAACTGCTTCCACTTGCGTAAGCATCTTTTGATGCGTACATGAAACAATCAATTGGTGTTTGATCACCACTTAATGGTAAATGTAGTACTAAACGGAAATATGGGTTTGTATATGTTCCTGAATTGTACTGGAATGTTGATGTTGCTTGAATTGCCATAATTTTATTTCTTTATAATAAATATGATTAAATTCCAAAACGTGCTCTTTTAGCATTGAAACATCATTACCATAATAAGAAGTAGCAGTGGTTAATGTGCTTGAACTTGATGCATCTAGATTTCCATTTATATAAATTTTCGGACTGCCATTGGCATATGTAATAGCTATATGATACCATGTTAAATTAGAAAGTACAGTATTAGAATATAAATGTACTGTATTTCCTAGATAAAATTTAAAAACATTATCTTGATCATCTCGTATTCCCGTTACCCATCCATTATTTCCTGCGCCATAATTACTAAAAATTGTTCTAGTATTTTGAGTAGCATTTAAATAAATAAAATGAGAAACTGAGAAGGTGGTTAAGTTACCTATAAAATTGGGTATAGCAGCATAATCATTCGTCCCGTCAAACACAATTGAACCTAATGATCCAGTATTAAATGTTGACACCATCCGTTTGCAAGACACGTTGATATGTGTCTTCAATATTTAAGCCCGTTAAATCAGGTAAAGCCATGTTACTTCATTCTTGATAACCCTTGCAACAAGCTATCAATGATTACATGACGTTCAACTTCATCGATTTGATGTTTCACTACATAACCTCCGAGAATTTCATTCAATCTATTTCTACGTGTTGCAATATTGTTAATATTAATATTTTCTTGTTTAAGCAATTTCAATATATTAATTATATGAACTTTTCTTGAATTAACCAAATTTTCGGCAAGTGTTGTTTTAGATTGTTTTGGTTGAGTTGCAGTGTTATTTTTTACGGTTACTTTGGCTTGAGTTTCTTTAAGTACAGGCTGTGTCGAGGTTTTAACTTCAACTGTAACTTTGCGTGATGCTGCTACTTCAAATGCCGAATCCCAAGGAATAAAATATGTGTCATCTGCAATAACTTCAAGTTTTATTTGTCCTTTTGCAGACTCATCCAATAAGCCCTTGAGACGTTTAATTGGAATTTTGCATGTCCCATCGGAAGAAATTTCTCCTTTAAACATCAATGAAATGTCTTGCGTTTCTATAACTAAACGAGCTTGACTGTTGCGAAGTGAAGCTCCTTCTAATTGTATGCTACATTCAAATGTTTCTGCTTTGTCCGTAAATAATTTATACATCACATATCCACTTTTATATTGATGCCTAACACTTCTTTTGCTACAAGTGCTACATCATCAATAGTTATTTTAATATCTTTAATTTGTCTTTGCTTAGAATATTCCGTTCCTTGAACTTTGCAAAGCAATTTAACAAATCGTTTCTTTTTGTCTGAATCTTGTTCTAAGGTTTCAACGGGATTGTATTTCCCGCCTCTAACCAACGATTCAATAAACGCTACATCATCCCATGTATATGGATTTTCATTCCATGCAAAGTTTGCGTTGTTCCATTGGAATGGGGTTCCGTTTGTCATTGTATTTATTGTGTTTTCTTAAGAGTATCCAAGGTAGTTACTGTTTCTATCAATTGGGCATCAATAGCAGTTACCGTGTTGATATCGCCGGCGTTTACTGCTGCTGATCTTTGTTGTTCAAGATTTCTAACCTTGTTTTCTAATATAAAAATAATTTCATTTATAGTCATTTTAACCTTGTTTTCTAGTTATAATCAATAATATATTAATGTTCTCCACATTTCTGTACCTGTATGTCTCATTATGTATAAATACTTCAAACCATCTTCAGTAATAACAATTTCCATTCTATTACTTAAAATAGATGTTGACATACCATATGGAATAGTAGCAAATGGCATAATTTCATTTTTAACGCAATCGTAATAGAATATCCTACCAGTTGCATCTTTTTGGAAATATATTCTATCACCATCAACTGCATACATTGTTCCGGTAGTTAATGTTTCACCTTGTCCTAAAATAAAACGTCCGTATTCCCAACGATTAGTTCTTAAATCATATGTATCTATGGTATGAGATAATCCACCACGTGGTGATATAAGTTTTTTACCTTTATCTGCAGTTATTAAACTACCCCAATTCCATTCTAACGTCATGCCGGCTCCTGGTGCAGGTCGTCCTAATATACTATATGTAGATGTATTATCTGGTGCTGTTGCTGTAGCAAATGTTAATGTCGTTGCAGTATTTGATGTTATTGCCAATTCTTGTGTTACACCCGTACCACCATTAATTAATAATCTTTTTCCAGCCCATTGGTTTACTTTCCAGTTTTTATTGATATCTGTAAGTGTAGTTGTAGATCCTGCAGATGCAATTCCATTACAATCTAGAATATTATATCGCGTATTGGAATCAACTGTATA